AGGTCCACAGCTTCGGCCAGCGGGACGAGGCCCTGGCCGCGGCCGGCCGCCGGTGCCCCGAATCCGTCTGGGCTGATCTTCAGTTCGACGGTGCCGGCTTCTATGCCGCGCACCTCATTGCCTCCCGTGTTCGAGAGGTGGGGGCCCAGGTGGGCCAGCCGGTGCAAAGCGCTGGCAGCGGCCTGCTCTCCACTCATTACGGCCAGCAGTTTGACGAGCTCTCGCAGTGCTTGCCCTGCACCAGTGGATTCTCAATCTGATGTTTTCTCCTGCGCCGGCCACCAACTACGGCAACCTGGCCAACGCCAGCCTGGCGTTCACCGTGGCTGGGCCTGACCTGACGGTGGACACCACTACCGGCAATGAGGTGGCCAATTCCGTTGTGGTGGAGTACCTCGCCACGTTGAAGGTGAGCAACGCCACATGGGCCAAGCAGGTGGGCGTGGATGAAACCACATTTCCCTGCTCCGGCCGGCTGCTCAGCCCTGCTCAGCTTGATCCGCGCATCGTGTCGGGGAGCAAGGCGGCCGCCGTGATCAACGGCCGGCAGGGGCGGTTTGAGCTACGGGAAGACCTGGGCGCCCCGGTGGGTGCCATGCCGTTGCTTCGCCAGCAAATCACCGGGATTTTCCGGGTCACTGGAGGCCGCGGCGATGGCGCTTGATGCTCAGCTGCAGGGCGTTCTTGACGATGCGTGGGGCCGTTTCAGCGCCTACGTGGATGAACGCCTTACCAAGGAAATCACAGAACCGAAATGGCCATGGCCCAACGGTGAATCACCGCGGGACATCGTGGACACGGGGGACCTGCGCGCTTCCCAGTCCATGACTGTGGCCAGCCAGCCAGGAACGCTCGAGACGAAATACCGGTGGAGCGCCCCCTATGCCCCCACGGTTCACGACGGCGCCGTTTTCAAGGCAACGGACGCCGAAGGGAACGCCCGCACCATGACTGCTAGGCCCTGGACCCGTGAGGTGATCCGGGATCGCGTCAGGCTTCAGACAGCGTTCAAGCTTCACTTCACCATGGCCGCGAAACGCCGGGCCGGCCGCCTGGGGGGGACGCCATGACGGACCCCTGCCTGGTGGAGCTTGGCGCCAGCGTCCGCGAGGTGGCCGACGACCTGCGCGAGCTGTTCGGCGGCCTGCTGGGCACCTACAGCAGGCCAGGCGGGGCCCCCATCCCAGCCTTCTGGGTGGTGACCCCCGGCCAGGTGCGCCCGAGCTTCACAGCGACGGGCATCGAAGCGGTGCTGAACAAGGCCCCGGAGCGCGAGCTTCTGGGCGGCGTGACGCGCACCCTGACGACTATGCGCCGCTGGACCGTCACCTTCACCCAGTTCGACACGGCCAGCGATCTGGAGGCGGTGCGATTGCTCTGCTTCCGGGCATGGCCAACCTCGAACCAACGTCATCAGCCTCAAACTGATGACAGCTATGAGCGGCTCATCACTGAGTTGCCCGACCCAATTCTCACCCTGTCGCTCTAGGAGGAGCTGATTCAAATGGCCGACTTCGCTATCGGGCAAACGTTCATCAAGGCGCACCGCAGCATCCTGCTGATGACGCCGCTCACCGCCCCATGCCGCTACTTCCCCACGCGGGACAGCATGGGCTGGATCACCCGCCCCACCCTTGACACTGGCGACTGGGCGCGAGAGCTCCAGACCGTGAAACAGGTCAGTTTCTCCGTTGACAACAACGACCGAGAGTTCCGACTGATCGGCGATGACGGGTGGAGCGATTCCGTAACCACTGGCAGCATGGTATCTGCCAGCTTCGATACGTTTTTCTCGAAGGCGATCGTTCGGAAGCCGACAGGGAATTGCCCTGAGTTCATCGGCGATTACTCCGAAGAGTTCGGGATTGTTGCGCAAGCCCGCGACAACACCGACTTCGAGGTGTTCATCGAGATGTTCAAAGAGCTTGGCCGCTCTGATGGCGGTTCCGGCAACTACATCTACGATTACGCCGGGTTCAACTGCGCGCTGCGGAACTACAAAGAGCCGCAAACTGCTGAGGATCTGATCAATGTGACCTTCGACGGCAAGAGCCGCGGCCGGGCCGTGTTTGGTCGCTTTGATGCCGGCGGCGCTCCGCTCTCCAGTGGAGCAATCCAAAGCGTGATCCTGGCGACTGATCCAGCCACCGGCGGCCGCCGCTATGCGCTGGCCCCGGCTGACAACGCTACCGACGTAACGGCTACCGGCAACATCACGGTGACCTACACCAGTGATGGCAGCACCGCCCTGCCCCAGCTGGCGCTGGGTGCGAGCGATGGCAGCGGCTTCCGCCTGGAGGTTGCTTCCAGCGGCGTTCAGGTGCCGGCTGCGGTGAGCCTCAACGCTGGCACCGGTGTGGTGACAGTCAACCCAGATGCCACGCTGGGGGCCTCGACCATCTACCGCCTGGTCGCCCGTAACGGTGCGATCGTTCAAGCCGTGGATGCGTCGCTGGTTGCTGATGCAGCTGGCATCCAGCGCCCGCTGGCCGGCTTCGCCAGCACCTTCCGCACCGCGTCCTAAGGACTGGGGCCTCTGGCCCCTTTCCAAGCAATGAACCGTCGCTACCGAGCTCTACAACAGCGCATTGACGCCGCCCGGAAGAAGTGCGGCGTTGGCTACAGCTGCGGCAGCACGTGCATCACGGTGCGGAAGGAGGGCCTGGTCACCCCCGATCCGCGATGAACCGGAACCGGAACGTGGCTGACCCGTGACGCCACAGCCCGCCCAGCGGCGCCAGCGGTGGCCCAGGGCCGGCTCATCAGGCCTCCAGCGGTCGTGCCAATGGGCAATCGCGGCATAGGCCTCAGGGGGCCAGCCGGCGGCATCACCCAGTTGCTGCAACGCCTTCAGCTCGGCTGCGGCCCTATGTGTCGGCTTGATCGCCGGCTCTCCCTTAGGGGCGAGCAGCGGCACACTTGCGCTATTGTTGGACCAATTCCATCCCGATTTAGGGATGGTGGCTTCACGGGGTGCAACCCGTGAAGCAGGTAAAATCAAGGGGGGAATCTCCTTTGATGTCCCCAGCTGCCTGCGGTCCTAGTCTCCAAACAAAGAAACGCAGACGCTGGGAGGAATAGTGAGAGGGGGCCTTTCGGGGCCCTTTCTTTTTGGTCAGTTGGTCGGCATAGAGACGCCGAGCGCCTTCAGGCCAGAGCGCAAGAGATCCGAATCAGGGATGCAGGCCCCGCGCTGCTCATGGGCAAAGTGCCAGGGGCAAATCCAAAGCCGGCGCCGACTCTCACGAAGGAAGAGATCGCTGGGATCAAAGAGAACAGCGATGCTGGCCCGCACATTCGATGCCAATGCCGAGGAGTATTGGGTGGTCTGGGATCGTTCTATTGTGGTTGCAGCCAGAGATCCCCAGCTCGACGCATGAACACCCGCCCCCCAGACGTAAGCCACACCCTCGCCGTGGTGGTTGGATACCTGCGCCGAGGCCCCACGACGCGGCGGCGCTTCCTTGCGCTGATCGAATCGGCGCCCAACTATCAGCAGCTGCACCTCCAGGCCCAGGGCGAGGGCCTTTACGCTTCCCCGGCCGCGGCTGAAGAAGCAGCAGCGGCGATGGGCCTGGCGATCGAAGCAACGGCCTGAGCCGCCGCATGTTTCACCGGTTGTTGGTTTCGCCAATGCAGAACGTGGTGGCGATCCACTGCAATTTCAACGAGGCTGGCGATCAACTGAAGGTGGGGATGCTGGTGGTTGAGGCCGGCACCATCTCTTCCGACGTGCTGGTGTCACCGCCGACCGGCGGCGCGGCCTTCTATCTGGCCTTGCCTGAGGATGTTCTCAATGCAGGGCAGCGCTACGTTGGGTGGCAGATCAGTTCCCCAATCAGGCCAGCCGCATGAGCGTCAGCAGCAGAATCCTGGCCACCTTCCGCACCGATTACAAGGTGCTGGGGCCGTTCCGGTTGGCTGTCTACGGCAAATTGCTCCAGGGTGAAGCGGAGCTGCTCGAGCAACAGCAGCGTGATCAGACCGTCACCTATGGCGCCTACATCCGCCTCACTCAATCCATTGCCAGGGAGACAGGTCTGCCGATTGAGGATGTTGACCAAATCATTGCTCAGTTCCAGACCAGCAGCGACATCAACGACACCCAGGCGATCAATGAGAAGCTCAAAGCGCTTGGAGCTCTGAGCAGCGATGCCCAGGAGTTCAGCGCTTTCCTGAACAGTCAGGCGCTGCTGAGTGATCACAAGCGAACGCTGGTGACAGCGCTGCTGCTTGGTCGCGCTGAATACATGGCCGCGGAAGATGAGTCTGAGGAATGGATTCATCTCAAGCGTGGCGAGTGGGACATGGAAGACACCCGGAAATTGCCGAAACCCATGGTGGATGAGCTCCATGACTTCCTGATGGGCGAGCGAGCTGCGCAGGTGGAAGCGGGAAAGCCGCCGGAGATGAAGGCCCAGAAGAGGCCCCGAACGACCAAACTCTCACCCGCGACGAACAGCTCGCCCGCATTGACGCCTTCCTGAGCACCCCTCCTACTGATTGGGATGAGATCCAGCTGGTGCTCACCAGCGGGCTCACCCATGATCCCCGCTGGCAGGCCGATCGATTCCACCTCCAACCGGTTGACGCCGTTCTGAAGGCCTACGGCTGGGCCCTGAAAGAGAAGGCGAAGCGCACCAATGAGCTGAGCACCACCACGGCCCGGCTGGCGGTGCTGGTGGAGATGGCCGGCTTCCCAGGGTTGGGCAGCAAAGGCCGCACAGAGGAACAGTTCCTGCCGTTTGACATCCGCGACGCCGACAGCCAGCGGGCCCAGCGGCTCACGCCAGAGGTGGCCGCCACAATCCGCTCCCTGCTTCGTGATGGCCAACTGCCGCTCCGGGTGCTGGTGCTGGCAGTGGAAGAGCTCGAGCGCTCCAAACTCTGACGCCGTTGCGGCCTCAGAATGGTTTCAAGACAAGGTGAACGTTTGACCAGCAGCGGCGGGGGCGGCGGCGAATACACCCTGGGTACAGCCACCCTGACCCTTAGGGGCGACCTGAAGCCGCTTGAGGCTGACCTGGCCAAGATGCGGCGGATGATCGCCGACATGGAGCGGCGGCAGACCAACATTCCGGCGCCCAAGATCCCGCCGCCTTCCGCTGAAACCCAGAGCGGGTTTGATCGGCTGCAGGGCACGTTGGAGCAGCTCCGCAAAGGGATCACTGGCGACAGCTCAGCCTGGGACGCAATGGCGGCTCGCCTGAAAGGCGCCGGCGCTGCTGGTGCCGGCGCGGCTGGTGGAATCGGCGGTGCTGGCGCCGCGCTCGGCAGCATGGTGGGCATGGCCGGGAAGGCGATCCCGATCCTCGGCCAGCTCGGCCTGGCGGCAGCGGGCGTCAAGGTGGTGTTTGGCGCGGTTTCGACAGCGATCGGCGCCGTGATCGGCCCGCTTCAGGCGCTGACCGCTGAGACGGCGCTGTTCAACCGGCAAATGAATGAAGCTGGGGCCGTGATGGCAAACCAGTTCGCTATTTTTGCTGAT